CCTTCATTAATAATATCTTCTATTGCAGTATCACATTCTGCTTGCTGAGCAATATCACGATACCGCCGAATTAAATCTAAGTCGGTTCGTTCTCTGCCATCAGTATCTAAAATTTGACCAAAAAAACCACCACCGGCAACATCAATAGTGCCGTCATCGGGAGTTGGGGTGGAGAAGGTTGTTCCCCCACCCGAATCCTTAGATGATCTTTCAATCTTGAAACCAAATAACTCTGCCATAATATCTCCTACTAGTTAGTAACTATTTAGTAGGTCTAAAAGTTGACGCCTGAGGCCTCAAAGTGTTGATATCTCCATGTACACTCAAACTCTTCAAGAGCATCAGCTGCTTCTGAAGTTAGTTCAATTGCAGTAATACTTACTGGCCATGCACTTCTAAAGATATATGTTTTTAGAATTGTATCATCTCTATCTAACTGTTCAACAGTCAAATCTGTCTGATAATCAGCAGGATCAATAACACCTGTGTTTAATGCCAAGTCGTTGATTCCATTAGACCACCTTTCCAATGCGTTACGAACCATAAAGTCCGTATCGTTAATGAATGTAGTAGTCCAAGTTTCAGCAAATTCTCTATCTCCAGCAATATAAATCTTTCTGCCGCGAAAGGGAACTTCTATTGGAGTCAATTCTTGAGCAGGAAGATTAGTTCCTTTACACATGAAAGATGTTCTACGAACATCAAGACCAATTGCGATGCCTGGCGGAGGAGTAATAGTTACTCTGAACTGATTAGCCCTTGCGCCACCACCGATTAAGTTTGCTTTAAAATCATTTATACTAGCCATGTCTTATCCCCCTACCTCGCTAAACGATACACCAGTTCGTACCGCGATGAAGTTTAATGAAATAAAGTTGATAGAACGAGAAGGTTTGATGTAAATATCTCCAACAAACTCATTACGATCAATAACTTCACCAGTGTTATTTGTTGCATCACATTTTACTGAGAAATCAGTAATACCTCTACGACCTTGTACATCACGTAAGAAAGGTTCTACTTGATTTCTAAATTGCGCCCTTGTAAATTCATCGTTGAATTCAAAGAGTTGATATTTAGCTGCGGTTGCAATTGCTTTTTCAAGAACCAAGAATAATCGTCTGACGTTAATACGGTCAAATGCACTTGGTTTTGTTTGAGCAGTTTTGTCACCGAACAGAACTACACCTTGGCCTGGGAAATTGACCACTGGATTAATTCTAGCTTTATAAAGTATGTCTCTATCCGCTTTCTGTGGGTTGTAAGAAAGTTTAATTGCACCTCTTATATTACCACGACTGTAACCAGCAGGAGAGAACCACGGATCAGCAACTGTATCTGTGTGAGCACAAAGACCAGCAGTATCACCATTTAGTGGCACATACCGATAAACATCATTGTACTTGTCATACATGTATTTGTATCCACTATCGAATACCATGTAAGATGATGATGGACATGTATCAAAACCGTCTTTAACATTCTTGGTCATGGTTACATTACTTGTTCCACCAACTGTTGCAGCCCGATACGGAGAAACAAATCCTACGCAATCTTTACGAGATTCGCAAAGTGCAGTAATCATTGTTACATGTGTATCCATTCCTGTTACGGTATCTGCAACAGCAGAACTTGGCCCACCTAATACTAGGTTGATGTCAAGATTTTCTGTGTCCTCAAACTTATCATATGCAAGTTCAATTTCTCCAGCAGTAACAGAATAATCATCTGTTCCACCTGTTAGTGAATCAACAACAACTTCACTTACTAATGTGTAGTCTGTTCCTGTTGCAACATCTGTACCCCAATTAGTACCTTGAGTGAGATGATCCGTCCAGTAAATAAATTGTGACTTACGGAAAATAACATTTGGATAATAGTTATTATCCCCTTGTGGAGATTTGCCTTTAGTGTTTTTAGACATAGCAGCAAAAACTTCAACAACTGAACTTGTCCGTTGTCCTGCAACATCAACATCATAACCAGTGATATCACCAGTTGTGTCGTATACTGCAACGTGAAGTTCATCTTCCTCACCACGACCATTTGCAGTTGCCCAAGCAGATGTGCCTGGCGCACCATCAAATAAGTCAGAAAATCTCCAACGTCTTGTGATGTATGAGTTGTCAGGAATAATTGTTTGTAATCCACCACCAGCTGGATCATCTAACAAACGAAATGTTAGAGTGTTGGATGAGACAGAAGTTACTTCGTATTCTTGGTTTTTAGACTCTATGTTTGCATCTGTTGTAAATGCAAGTACCACATCATCTGCAACTGTGATTGGTTTGTCAAGAATAAGTGCGGTTTGTGAAGTGACTGTTGCAATTTTAACAACCTCACCACCATCAGAAATACCTGCACCGATTACTCGTTGTCCAACTGCGGCAGTACCAGAGTTTGCATCAACCGTAAGGTTTTTAGTTGCAACTGTGATTGCACCGTTAACAACTGCTGTAATAGCGTTGTTTGTTTGGAAACCAATGATGTCACCAACTGAAATTGTAGCATTTGATTTATCTTGGTCATCCACATCAATAGACAAATCACCAACCGCACCAGCACCATTAACTAAGTTAAGTGTACCAAGTGGTTGTGTAAATGCTCTTTTGCCTGGGCAAATGGATACACCAAGTGAGTTACCATGTGTTCCAGCAGTCCTTGCAGCCCACTCACCATGAGAACCTTGTCCTGTGGAAAATGAAGCTTCGTAATGATCATCATCACGAATAAGTATGCCTGAGTTTGCACCAGCGTTTAATATTCCTGATTCTGCACGAACTACACGAAGTGCATCAGAGTATTGTAAAAAGTTAGCGGCTGTAAACCAAAACTCAAAGTTATCTCCTTGTGGTTTGCCGAATAATGATACCAGTTGTTCCTCTGAACTAATTGTAGTTACAGAAGAAACCGGCCCTCTTTCAAATGGCCCTGCAATCGCACCAATAGAGGTGGATACTGCTGGGATAACATTTGTAAGGTCTATCTCTCTGACTTGAACGCCAGGGCTTACTAGAAATGCCATGTCTCTTACTCCTTATCTTATAGAGTGTAATTTTATTCTTCGTTTATATTTATAAAAAACCAGTTTCCAAAAAGTCAGTTTTATAAGTGTCGTTACATATAAATAAACTCATGTCAAATAAACATTACGAAAAATATAAAGACACCATTAAAAGGGTAGCTCGTAGAAACTATCGCAAGAGAATTGTTTTACTTAACGAATTTCTTGCAGATAAGTCATGTAAACACTGCGGCGAAAGTGAAACTGTATGTCTAAAATTTTATCCTCACGATTCTGAAATACGAAAGATAACAAAAAGAGTTGGTGTAAATGATGAAAGTCGTAAAGAAATAATTGGACTCATAGACCACTCTTTAATACTATGTTCAAACTGTTGGATAAAAAATGATAATGATTTGATTGAGTTTATTTAGACTTTTACCAATTTGTATCTTTGGTTCTAACTACTGGACTCCAGCGTGTTCCATATTCATCTATTATAGTCGTGTCTAAAGGATCATCTACTCCATTATCTATAAAACCAAATGGAGCCATGTCCTGTTCCAACATATCTTGTTGTTCTGACATCATAGTCTTTCGTATATCCATATCGGTTAGTTCTTTGAAATAGGTCTGATCTGTTGCCCATGCAAATATAAACAAACACGCAACCAAATCATCTGTACATCCATCGTCAGCTTCAAACGATTGACCCTTAACAATAAATGTAGATAGTTCATTGATAATTTGTAAGTCTTGAATAATCAGTTTATCATCTTCAATCATCTGTTTAAGATTAGAACAACCTATTCGTTTCACAGCTTTAGTTGTTCTTACACCCAACTGCGCTCTACCCCCTGAGAACCCTCCACCAAGTACTTGTCCTGCACGCCCTCGCATACTTGCCATTATAAGGTTGTCATACTCCAAGTCATATTGCATAGTCGAGGCGACCTGTTCTCCAATGTCGTTTACCTCAATCAAAACAAATGATTGATTGTATGCTTTTGCAACATCATATATCTTAGCAGGAAACAATAGAGGTTTTATTTCGTTATCACGATATTTTGCAACAATTTTATACGGCATTTGTGACACATCAAATACTAGAAATGCAGAGTAATCGTTTGATGTTCCTCTTGAAACATCAGCCGTCAATACATATGTGTGGTCTTTTAATGGTTTTTCAAACACATCAAGACCAGCATTAGATTGAATTGGTGGATTGTAAGACAATGTTTTTAGTTTTCGTGCTGCAATTAATGTATCAATACTTCCTAAGAACTCACACTCAAACTCTGTGTTGAACTGTTGTTCGCTAGTGTTCTTTATAGTTTCTGCTTTCCACTTTTCATCACGGCCAGGGATTTCACTCCAATGAACTTCTATTGGAACGTAAGTATTTCTTTGGTTCTCTGCATCATTCCACAATTTGTAAAACATATTCATACCATGAGGGGTTGATACTATCATGACTTTTGTAGTTTTACCCGAAC